ATAGAAAGTGAACCAAAATCGCTCATATAGACATCTGCGGCCCCAACGATTGTAGTGGGGGAGTCACTTGGCGCCATATATCTTTGCGCAGCAATTCCAGCAAAACCACTAACGACACTCTTGACGTGCGGTCCGACTAAAAGAAACTTAGGATCACCTCCTTGTGCCCAGACTGATTGAATAACTGGTTTTAATAGCACTTCCGTTGCAGCTCTCAAATTTGCGTTACTTGAGTCTGTTGCGGCAGCGTTAACTACGCCGTTAGCTACAGTCGGATTTGCTCCGCCAGTACCACGTCCGCTGTTCGTTCTAATCCAAGCACTCAGTGATGCAGTTACTCGAGCGGTGCCAGCGGCACCAGCATTCGCGGCAGTGTTCACGCCACAAAGATTAAACTCAACGTCTCGCTTTAATTCGTTACCCGCTTTAGTGATTTGGTATGCGAGTTCTGATCGTCGGCCAGCTTCGTCGATGGCGCCGTTCAAGTTGTCAGCTACGATTCCAACTTTACGCATGATCTGCGTGTAGTTGCCAAGCCTGGTTGTTGCGGCCAGGGCTGGGAACGCAGCGATATCGTCTCCATCTAATTGAGCATTTGCGGCCACATTTGTAAGAGCGTCTGTCTGGAATTCAAAGAACGTATTTTTTACAGAACGTTTTTTTGAAAGGTTACTGATAAAAGGTGTAGTAGATGGACTGATGTTATAGATGATATCGCTTAACGATTCTCTAATGCCATTTACTGAATAACGAGTACTGGTGTTGGCTATAATGGCCATAATTTTTTAACTCCAAAAAGTCATAACATTGATTCAATTAGAGCGGTGGCATCTTCCACTCGCCCACTTTTCGCAAGACGTGCGCGTTGGTTCTTCTCGCGCTTGGAGCTCGACTTAACCTGGCTGCTTCTGCCCCCAGGGGTTACGGCGTTCGTTCGACGGGACTTAGACGCTTTTTTCACTCGCCTTGTTCCTTGGTCGTACAACATAGCTTTGCGTAGAACTTGAATATGAGATGCCCGTACCAGGGCTCCTATTTCATTTTCCGAAATTCCCTGATCACTTAGATAGGCTCGGAGCTCGTCCGATTCTTTCTTGGCGATCGCTTCATCCCGCCAGGATGGTATTAACTCACCCAACCTGGACACTTCACTATTCAGCATCACTTGCATCTGCTCTTGCTGCTCTTTGTGCGTTGCATCCGCTACCCGGTTTTGCTCTGCCTCGATTGCAATCAATTTCTGATGTCGTTCTTGCTGTTTTCGGTTGTAAAGCCGTTCCTCTCGGTGCGCAGTGATCGGATCGTCTTGGTACATCTGATCAAAATCTGGCGCCGGTTCATCGAATGCTCCCAGTTGCGTTTGCAGTGCCCGTAACATCTGGCTGTACTGCTGACGCTCAATAGTCACGGCATCTCTGTCTTGCGTGAACGTTTTCCGTTCTTCGCTTAGTGCCTGACTCTTTCGTGTGTAGTCCGCTTGTCGCGAGTACCCGTTCTTAAGCTCATTCAAATCGACTTGCACGTTTTCACCATCGACTTTGATCGTGAATGTTTCAATCGACTCATCAAGCTCTTCGTCTGAGTCTTCCTCGTCCTCAAGCAGTTCGGCGTCTTCGTCTAAGTCATCGATGTCCTCATCTGAGGTTTCATCAATGGCATCGAGCTCTGATACCTCGCCCCCCTCTGGGGACTCGTCTGCGAATTCCTCATCGTCAATTTGTTCCTCTTCAGGAGTCAACAATTTCAGTAATTCTGCTTGTGCAGTAGCTTCATTTATCCCAAGTGTGGGGTGAAGGCTCTCTACTATTTTATCATCCATCTTCTAATTATCCTTTTGCTTCTCAAAAGCGATTGAGTCTCCTGCTGCGCGAAGCGCATTACAGAGTTCTTCAAACGTTTCCAGTTTTGCGAAAATGCGCTCCCGGTCCGCTGGACCTTGGGAATGCTGCCAATCCTCAAAAAAACGAAATTTTGTACGAGCGACTAACTCATCAAAATCCTCGTCTTGAAGAAAGCTTTGCAACCCGCTCAAATATTGAGTTTCAGTTCTGGCCATTGAAAGGCCCCGGCATTGGTTGCATTGGTTGTTGTGGACCAGGTTGTGGTGGACCAGGTTGTTGTGGCCGACTTAAATTTTTAACGAGCTCTCTGTCGCGATCGCCGTTTGCCTTGATCTCTGCCGTATCGACCTGGGCTCCGTAGCGAGCGACAATCTCGGCCTCCTTCAACTTCATATTTGCAAAAGACTCATCTCGGCGTCGATCGTCCTCGAGTAACATTCGCTCTCGATCGAGCTCAATTTCTGCGATCTTTTTCTGGATATTGCTCTCTATTTCGAAAACCTGAGTTTCGATCAACTTTTCATTGATGTCTTTTTCTGGAGGTCCAGTTGGCGCCGGAGGCTGATACTGAGCTGGGTCACTGAAGTATCTGTTGACGTCTTTTATCCCGCCCAGCTCGAGCGTGCTCACCAAGGTGTTGTAATAATTTTGTGCAGAAACAATAGGATTCTCTGGTCCAAGCTTTTCAAGGAGCTCTTTTTGAATGCCAGCTATCTGACCAAGGAGAGCCAATCTTTCTTGGCTACTTCCGGCGCCCAGGGCGACATTAGTCACGACGTCCATGTCCACACTGAACTGATCAGGTTGGACCGGCACGAACTGATTGCGCAGTCTGATGATTTGGGTTTCATCAACGTTTTCGTGCGCCAGTTTTAGCAAGCCCTTATAAAGACGTGACATCCCGTTCTCAGCGAAAAGCCTGGCGATCATTTCAATACGCTGCTGGGCAGCGTTGATGGTCTGTGTCACCGCTGCCAGCGTACTCGACTGTAACTGCTCAGGGTTTAGCCCTGCTGCCGCTCGCGACATCCCAGTGCGGTCCTCTCGAACCTGATCTAAATACTCCAGCATTGGGAATGCATCTCTGCCTACATATGGCAGAGTGAAAGGCTGCACGGCGCCAGGGTTCCGCATCCTGATGATACCGCCAGCTTCGACGTTCAATACGTCTGCAAGATTCGCCTGGCCCTCGACCACTCCAACCCTTGGATGCGTGCTCATCGCCAGGCTGTCCAGGGATGCTCTCAACACTGCCGTTTTTATTCTTTGAATATCCATCGTCATATCGGCAATGCTTTGGCCGAAAAATTGATGCGGTTCTGGAGAAGGACAAAAATGCGAGAAAGGAATCTCGGTGGCTGGCTCATTGCGTAGAATTTCGTAGCTCGTCCCGGCGGTGCAAACCTTCCTGAGCTCGCTCACGCCATCACCGTTGGCCAGCTTCATGTAAGCTTCAACGTAGAGAACTCTCCTTCTAGTCTCATCATCGTCGTAGTCTTTATCGACCAACTGATTTGATAGGCGCTGCAAAGCCTCCTCATTTTCTAGCGAAAAGGTGCTGTCATCTCCCGTGGAGTACTGAAGCATTTCTTCGAAATCGTACCCCATTTGAACGAGCTCGCTGACCGTGGCATATTTCCTGTGCGCAACAATGTCGGCGTCATCAAACGTTCTTGCGTCCCGGTTGATCAAGAGCTCTTCCGGGGCTACCGACTCAACGACAATTTTTCCCTCAATGATTGAGCGCGAGATTGTCACGCTGTGGAGCGGAACCTGGTCCTCTGTCACAAAGGTTTCGAGCCGTGTGGTTTCGTTCGCAGGGTCAGCGTTTAACGTCGCCAGGCTGGCATCATCAAGCCCGTCATAGTCGCTGGTTTCGATTCTCTCTGTGGTCCGATAAACAAACTTGAGAAAACCAGACCCCTTTACTAGGGCATCCAGGAATGTCTGATACAAAATTTCGATGTAGCTGCTGCTCTGTTCGTGCTCGAGAATATAATTGATGTAATCGCTCGCCTGAGACGCCAGCTCTATATCCTCTGGACCTCGCGCTGCATACTCGACCACTCGTTCACTTCCACAAAAAACACGAACCAGGGAGGGCAGCATCTGCTGAATAGTGTCCCTCACATCGAGACTTTGAGCGGTGCTTCGACCTTCCTGCTCATTACCCAGGGGTTCGCCCATGTAGTAATTCATCGCCTCGGCACGCTTTGGCGACATCGTGTTATCGATGAAATCTACCGCGTCCTCAATGGCCAAACGGACAGTGGCTTGCAGCTCTTCGCTGACCTCTTCACCTTCCGTATTTTCTGCAAAATCGTCTGTTACTAGTTCTAGTTCGCTCATAGGAGGCTATCCAATAATGCGTTGCCGACAATGCGACCGCGCTCGGGAATTTGGTTGTAGGCATTCGGTATTGTTTGCAGGATTCGACTGTTTCTAACCGCATCTAAAATTCGGCTTTGCTCTGCTTGTTCAGCCAGGCTTCGCAGTAATCCGCCCATTGTTTTTTGTGCGTTCTGCGTATATTGCTGGCCGAGCTCGGTTCTTAGTTGGTAGTCGTTCTGATCTAGGCGCTGGTCCCGGTCAGCTTTAAGCTGATCGTTAGACCGATCGCTCGTAAGAGCTTGGATGATCGTGTTCGGGGCGTTAGCAATTGGCGCTATAGCGCCCTGGGCTGCATTAGCTAAGAAGTCCATTATCCCCGCGCCCTGGGCTGCTAGGGTTGGGGCTGCGGCTGATGTTGCTGCAAGGCCAGCGGCTAACCTGGGATCGATTGAGCCTTTCTGTCCTCGCATATAATCAGATACGCCTTCGGCCCACTGTTCATCTAGTGGCTGGTAGAGGTCGTTACGCATTACTAAAGAGCCTGTTTTCTCGCTTTCTGTGAACGGCTCGTTTTTTTTATTTTTTCTTGCGTCTAGATCCTCATACGCCTTCGGAAACATAACCCTTGAAGGAATATTTTGCTCCAACCCTCCAAGGTATGTCCCTGGTATTACCGTGTC